GTGGATTGTGAGGTGATTTTTCTTGCTCTCGATCAACCGAAAGATGTGCGGAAACTGCTCTCCCTCGAATTGACCGGGGCTTGGGTGAATGAAGCCAGGGAGTTGCCTAAAGCGATTATAGATGGACTAACCCACCGCGTTGGAAGGTTTCCGGTTCAATCGGATGGTGGGCCTTCATTTCGCGGGATATGGCTCGATTCCAACCCATGCGACGACGATCATTGGATATATCGATTGGCAGAAGGCGGAGATAGTCCAGGTGGAAAGTTTGCATGGAAGTTCTGGCGGCAACCGAGCGGCGTGTTAGAAGTTCCGGCGGAAGAGTTACCGGATCAACCCGAATTTAATGGTTTTGTGCGTAGTGCCGGGAAGTGGTGGATGCTCAATCCACGAGCGGAAAATCTTCCGCATCTGGTTGATGGCTACTATGAACAGCTTGTTGGTGGGAAAACCCTCGATTGGATCAGGTGCTATGCCAAGGGTGAATATACCTATGTCCAAGAAGGTAAACCCATCACGCCGGAATATGATGACGATTTGATGTCGGTGGAGCATTTGGAATTTGATCCGGCTTTGCCTTTGCAAATCGGCCTGGATTTTGGTTTAACCCCCGCCGCCGTTTTTGGTCAGCGCAGTGGTTCCGGGAAATGGAAGATTTTGCACGAGCTCGTGACTTTTGACATGGGCCTGGAGCGTTTCGGCAATCAGTTGAAAGCGGAGATCGATACGGTATTTCCCAAGGAAGTTATGATCTGGGGCGATCCGGCTGGTAATCAAAGAGATCAAATTTACGAAGTCACGGCATTCGAGCATTTGAAATCGATTGGTTTGCTGGCCCGACCCACGCATACGAATGATTGGAAAACACGCCGAGAAGCTATGGCGGCTCCCATGATCCGTTTCCTCGACAAAAAACCAGGGCTATTAGTCAGCAAAAAATGCAGTCGTACCCGTAAGAGTTTGGCTGGCGGATATCATTTTTCTCGTGTCTCGATGGGTGCAGGTCAAGAACGCTATCGGGATGTGCCAAATAAAAACGAGCATTCGCATGTTGGCGATGCTTTCGGATATCTGCTCCTCGGCGGTGGAGAGCACAAACGGATGACCAGGCGCTTCACGAATAATTTACGCCCAACTGTGGCAAATATGGACTTTGAAGTGTTTGGGTAAAAAAATGGGGGCCAGGTGTGAAGGGACACCCAGCCCCCTTGGGAGGAGACAGTGGAAGAAACTCGCTCTAAGGGAAAAGCGAGACTTTTTGACGGTATCATTTGTGCCGTTCCTGTCAATATACCAAACGGTAGATTATGGATAAAAGCATCCTTTATGACATTCCAAAGCTGAATAAGCACTTCAAATTAAACGGAGATTTGAGACTAGAATTGTTTCATATCGATCATGCCAGGGACATCGAGGTTGGACCGTTTGAACAAAAATTCTATGACGGCTTTGACGATTATCCGGCACTTTTGGCGAGTATGGCCGATATGGGGCTGGCGTATTCGATCCTCAAAAATGAAAAGGTGTATGGATCTTTTGGACTAATCCACATGTGGGATGGTGTGGCTGAAGGATGGATGGTGCCCTCGATCCATATTCCAAAAATTAAGGTGCCGTTTTATCGGATCGGTAAGCAATTATTCGACCTCTGGATAGCAGAGTGGCGGCTTGTTCGCCTTTGTGTCTCAGTTCATTCTGGAAATGTTCGCGCTGACAAGTGGATAAAAAAAATGCAGTTTAGCTAAGAGGGTGTGCTCTACAGTTTCGGGCCATCCGATTTCGCGGATTACAAAATGTTTTCGCGGATCACGAAAAGGTCTTTGCATGAATTACCTTAAAGCAAATCATCACTGGATTGCCTGGGCTATCACGGGTGCAATCATCGCCTGGATGGTTTTTGCATAATGGGTGGTATATTTTCTAAACCTAAAGCGCCCCCAGCCCCCCCACCTATTGATCCTGAATTACTCCGAAGGCAAAAGGAACAGGAAGCGAGATTGGAAAGAGAGAGGGCGGAAACGGCGCGGCAGATTACCAGCCGCCGCCGAGCCAGATCGAGCGCGGGTCGGAGGCAACTGATTTCTGACATCCGGCCTAATGCTCAAATCGGGATCGAAGATGAAGAACTTTTGGATGAATTTCAAAGAAGGCCGGAGGCATAACAATGGGCGGCACATCAGCATTTTCAAGTCAGCGAAGCCGAATGGTGAACGAAATCGCAAGGAAAGCAGCTAGCCAAATCGGTCCTCGAAGTTCTGGTTCTTCCTCAACCAAAAAAGTTCGTGGCGGAGGTTCTGTTTCCGCTGGGCGGAAAAAGAAGCGGCCTGGTTCGAGGCGGCGGCAGCGGGGCTTATTCGGGACCACGGATACTCTCGGCGTGGAAGATACTCCCGAAATTACTGAGAATGATGACATTCAGGTTATAGGCGCTCGGCGTGGATGATGATTTCAAACGCTCCCCGAAAGAGCGGAAAAAATAATGCCTCATCTTAGTCCGGGACAATTAAAAAAACGGGCAACGGCGGCTTGGGCGGCGAAAGAAAGCTGGCGCGATCTGTATGAGGACGCCTATGAATATGGCCTTCCGCAACGCAATCTCTACGACGGAAGTTGGGAAAGCGACACTCGCGGCCAGAAAAAAGGAAACCGCGTTTTCGATTCCACCGCTGTTCACGCGGTCCAGCGTTTTGCTAATCGGATGCAGAGTGGTTTATTCCCCCCTGATAAGCGATGGATGACACTTCAACCTGGATCGGCCATTCCAGAGGATCGAGAGGATCAAGTCCGAGCTGCTTTGCAAGTATACACAGATCGGTTTTTCGACTTGCTACGCTCCACCAATTTTGATTTGGCGATGGGCGAATATCTTCTCGACCTATGTGTTGGCACCGCCGCAATGATGATTCAGCCGGGAGATGATCTAAATCGGATAAATTTCACACCCGTACCGACGTTTTTGTTGGCGCTTGAAGAAGGACCGGATGGTCAAATCCAAAATGTTTTTCGGAAAGTCAAAGTTCCGGCGGAAAATATTAAGCGGATGTGGCCGGATGCGAAAATCAGTTCTGACCTCAAAACTTTAATTAAGGACAAACCAAGCGAAGCGGTAAATCTCCAGGAAGCGACCATCTTTGATCCGGCGGATCGCCAATGGCGCTATTACGTTTGGTCAGAAAATATCAATAACAGCGGAAGCGAAATTGTTGTTAAGCGCGAGATCCGCCGCTCCCCCTGGATAATTTCAAGATTTATGAAAGTCAGCAATGAAACGATGGGGCGGGGGCCTTTGATCGCGGCTCTCAGCGATATTCGCTCATTGAACAAAACTATCGAGCTTTTACTCAAAAACGCCTCGATCAATATTGCGGGAGTTTACACAGCCGTCGATGATGGGGTCTTAAATCCCCAGACTATTCGGATTGCTCCTGGATCGATTGTGCCAGTTGCCGCAAATGGTGGGCCTCGCGGTCCCTCATTGATACCGCTCCCCCGCTCCGGTGACATTCAATTATCTCAAATTATCCTTCAGGATTTGAGAATGTCAATCAAGCGGATGTTGCTGGATGACAGTCTACCGCCGGATAACATGTCGGCTCGAAGTGCAACCGAAATCGTCGAGCGAATGCAAGCCCTGGCTATTAATCTTTCGAGTAGCTTTGGCCGACAGATCACCGAAACAATGGTTCCCCTGGTGCGCCTGGTTTTGAACATTATGGGAGATGAAGGTCTGATTGAGTTGCCTCTACGAGTGGATGGCCTTGAAGTTCAGATCGTTCCGGTTTCGCCCCTGGTTCAAGCGCAGAATTTTGAGGAAGTCCAAAAGGTTATGCAATGGCTGACCATCGTGCAGCAACTCGGACCTGAAGGCATGGTGACGGTCAAAATGGGCGAGATTGCGGATTGGGTTGCGGAACAACTTGGCGTTCCAAGTCAATTGAGAACTGATGATGAGGAGAGAGCACAAATTGAACAAGAAGCGGCGGCGATGATGGAAGCACAAATGCAACAACAGTTAGCGGCCAGCCAAGCCGAGGGTGGGGCACCAATGCCTCCCGGAGAAGCACCCCCACCCCCACCACCGGGTTAGCCTATGGCTGATATATCTACCGAGGGCTGGGCTGGTGTGAACGCCCAACCAACTGAAACTCCGATTTATTCCGAAACCGAACAGGCCCAGCTTGATAAGGATCTTGCTAAAGTCTTTTCCGGCAAAGCGGGGAAGAATGTTATGGCATGGTTGCGAGAAAGTTATCTCAACACTCCAACCTGGGCTCCTGGATATGCAACTGATTACGGATTTTTCCGTGAGGGGCAAAATACTTTAATCCGTGAATTTGAAAGTAGAATTGAAAGGGCTAAACAAAATGGCTGAAGAAGCAATTCAAGAAGGTCAAACGCAAGCGGCGGAAGAAACTCCCCCGCCTTCTCCTGGGAATGCGGAACAAGGTTTGATGGATGGGGTTACAGCAGAGGCTCCCCCACCAGAACTTTCACCGGAAGAAACTACGGTTTCCCATAAAGCCGAAGAACCGGAAGAGCGCCCAGATTATTTACTAGATAAGTACAAAACGGTGGAAGACCAGGCCAAAGGATACAAGGAATTGTTTTCCTCTGTTTCACAAGGCAAACATAAAGTCCCGGAGAATTACGATGTCTCGATTGCGGATAAGCACTCCATCGAGGCTGACGACCCTACCCTTTCGGCGTTTGTGGAAGTCGCTAAAGATGCGGGGCTAAGTCAGGACCAGTTTGACCAAATCATCACCAAGATCGGCGGAATGGAAGGGGTTGGCGGTGAGGAGCAAGTGGTAATGGACCGTCAGGCCGAAATGGATGCGCTTGGCCCCAATGCCCAGGAGATGATTGATGACCAGGTAGGCTGGGCTAGGCGCTTGGTGGAAAGCGGATATTGGGGTGCAGATGATTTTGAGGAGTTCAAATTTTTCGCCGGAACGGCCAATGGAATTAAGGCTGTTCAGAAAATGCGGCGATTTTATGGTGACATAAATACTATTCCCACCAAGACAACACCCGATGCCGAAGCTCGACCAAGTAAACAGGAATTGTATGAGCTTGTGGGAACCGATTTATATAAAGAGTCACCAGCAGAAAGAGCGCGGGTGGAAAGATTATTTAAGTCAGAATGGGGGAACGAGCCGGATCACCGAATTGTAGGTTGACGATTTCCGCAAAAAATTATTACGTTAGCGGTGGTTGATACCGCATAGCGCAACCTCGATGGCAAAGTTGCTCGGTTATACAAGCCGCGTTTTTTGTATAGCTTCAACCGCAAAACCTTTTCGGAGACTTGAGGCGCTCAATTTAAACTCTTTTTGAAAAGGTGATCCAATGGCCGTAAGTTTGTCTACTAACTTTACGACGCTGTTTGATGCCGAAGTGAAACATGCCTACCAAGCCGCTCAAGATCTCATGGGAACTTGTCGGTCGCGGTATGGCGTTGTCGGCTCAACAGTGCAATTCCCCAAAATGGCGAAGGGTGCCGCGACTTTGCGGATACCTCAGTCCGATATCGTGCCCCTAAATATTGTGGCATCAAATGTTTCCGCGTCACTTTCCGATTTCGTGGCGGCAGAATACACTGACGTATTCGACCAATCCCATGTCAACTATAACGAGCGGCAAGAGTTAGTTTATACTCTCTCCACCGCTATTGGCCGTAGGGCAGACCAAATTAAATTGGATGCGCTTACAGCGGCAAGCGGAACGGGAACTGTTGCGAATAGCATCGGGGGTTCAAATACGAATCTCAATGTTGCAAAAATCCGTGAGGCTGGTTTGATACTCAATACGAAGAACGTGCCGAAAGAAAACCGCTATCTGGTGGTTCACGCTGACGGCATAGCCGATCTGTTGAGTGAAACCCAGGCCACTAGCGTAGATTTCACCACCTCCAAAAATCTCATGGATGGCGGTGTATCCTCGTTCCTCGGTTTCAATATCATCACGCTCGGAGATCGGGACGAAGGTGGTTTAGCTAAAGATGGGTCCAATGATCGGACTGCTTTCGCCTTCCACAAAGACAGTCTCGGTTATGGTGAATCTATCGCTCAGAAGACGGAAATTAACTACGTCCCTGAGAAAACTAGTTGGCTCGTGACATCGATGTTGTCAGCCGGAGCAACGGCGATAGACCCGGACGGGATTGTTAAATTAACTTGTAGGGAGAGCTAAACATGGCTTTTACTGTAGCAACCTTTGGTCCTCTTGGTGGACAAGCTCGTCAGGGCAAATCTTCTATGTGGTGGACCTACACAACTGCTAGTGATAACATTGCAACCATGAACACGGCGGGTTACTTCAACACTGTCGCTGATCTTGTTAATGTTGGTGATGTTATTCACTGCTTTGATTCCAATACTCCAACCCATACGCTTGTGACTGTGTTAAGCAACACGGGAACGATTGTCGACGTGAGCGACGGCACAGCTTTAAGTGTCGCGGATGCCGACTAGCAAATGATTGGTGGGTGGGGGTAATACCTCACCCACTACATTGAGGAGTAACTATGGCGGCTGGCGATACCGATGTTAAAATTTGCAGCAATGCGCTTCTTTTATTGGGCGCAAACGAGATTTCAAGTTTTAGTGACGGATCGACACAAGCTGGAATTTGCGGAGCCCTTTATCCTCAAATTCGAGACTATACGCTGGCTATGGCCCCCTGGTCGTTCAGTTTAAAAAAAGTGCAATTAGAGGAGCTCGTCACGGAGCCCGTGAATGAATGGCAGAATGCTTTTGCCATGCCGAGTGACAGCCTTACGGGTGTTCCTAGAGCGGTGTTCACTTCTGCGGCGGCTGGCGTCAAACCTGTAGCGTCAGGTTGGGAAGTATTAAATCAAGAAATTCAAACCGATTATGAAACGATTGTAATCGATTATCAGTTCCGGCCCAGCGAGGCCGCGATGCCAACGTATTTTGTAAATCTTCTAAAATATGTAGTTGCGGCACATCTGGCGGAGCCTATCACAGATCAAATTACGAAAGCCCAGCACTGGCTACAAATGAGTTTCGGCTTGCCGATGGAAGGGGGTCGCGGCGGAGCTTTTCGCCAAGCGGTGAATATTGATGGTCAGGGTCAGCCCTCTGATATGATAATCGAGTTCCCCCTGACGGATGTCCGATAATGGGCAGGGTTGTTAAGGTTCAAACCAATTTTACAGTGGGTGAGGTTAATCCAGAATTGAGAGGTCGGATCGATCTCAATCAGTTTGAGAGTGCTTTGGAAAGAGCCAGGAATGTCATTATAAATCCACGCGGGATTGTGGATCGACGCTTTGGATCTAAATTCGTCCTGGAGATCCCTTCCGCCGCAACCCCAGCGTCCGGCACTCGCTTGGTCCCATTCCAGTTTTCTACAACACAAACCTATATGTTTTTATTTTCCAGCACTCGGGCCTACATCTTCAAGGATGGAGTCCTGGTGACAAATATCAATAGCACCGGAAATGATTTTCTCGATTGCTCCAGTTCAGTCTCCGGTGTGACAGATGGAACGACTAGTGCACGTTTAACAAATCTTTGGTGGGCTCAATCCGCTGACACTCTCCTTCTTTTTGAGGAAACCATGAAAAGCCTGAAGATTGTCCGGGGCGCTGCGGATAATGCGTGGACTGTTTCAGATATTACTTTCGATAATATTCCCCTGTACCTATTCACGGCCAGCGAGAGCACTCCAAGCGCGACCCTGACGCCGAGCGCAACAGACGGCAATGTCACTCTCACGGCGTCGTCTGGCGTATTCGTCAGCGGTGATGTAGGTCAAAAGGTTTTTGATAATTCCACCGGGATTGGACTTGCCAGGATTGTTGGCTTTACAAGCTCGACTGTAGTGGAAGCCACAACCGAAACGCCATTCTTCAACACAGATGCAATAGCGTCGGGGGCCTGGACTTTGCAAAAAGGATGGGAAGATGCGTGGTCAAACACAAGAGGCTGGCCCAGAACCGCAACTTTCCACGAAGGCCGTTTGATTGCTGGCGGATCGAAGTCACTCCCCTCGACAGTGTGGGGATCAAAAGTCGGTCAGTTCTTTGATTTTGACCTCTCGCAGAGTTTAGATGATGAAGCCCTGGAAGCTACTATTGATACGGATCAAGTAAACGCCGTCACGGCCATCATGTCAGGCCGAGAACTTCAGCTTTTCACGACAGGGACAGAGTTCACAGTGCCTCAGTTGGAAGGTGAGCCCCTCACCCCTACGTCGTTTTTGTTCAAGCCCACAACGCGCCGAGGGAGTGTTTTGGGGGTAAGGCCGCAAATGACCGAGGGTGGAACCCTCTATCTCCAACGGGGTGGTAAAGCTGTCCGTGAATTGATTTTCTCGGATTTGGAGGGCTCATTTGTATCGAATGACATAAGTTTGCTTTCCTCTCATCTCTTGAGCTCCCCTACTCGCCTCGTTCAGCGGCGGGGAACGAATGTAGATGATGGAGATCTGCTGCTGGTTCGCAATGGTGGAACAGGAGTTTATGCCGGATCGGTAGCGGCATTCTCTATTCTCCGGGCGCAAAATGTGGTTGCCCCTAGCCTGATTACTACGGTGGGATCTATCGAAGAATTAGGCATTGAGGACGCTGACACTCCTCTAATATATGGTGTTATAAAACGCGAACTGTATACGTTTACAATTACGGTCACCGATGCGGGGAACATACAACCAGGGAGTACCATCACATTCAAGGATAACGCGGGAACTGAAATAACCCTGACTGCAACAGCCGATGATCCGCCCACGGGGGAAACTGCAACCGCTATAAAATTCTCTACGGGAGATGGGTCCAATAATGGTGTAGCTGATAATATCGCCATTGGTTCTGGCGGTGTGTTTGGCATAAATTCTCTAGCAGGGTTCTCTGCCCCTAACCCATCAGCGAATGTGGTGACTGTCACTCGATCCATCTCCGGCGGAGATAATCTAACCGTAACCAGCAGCGATCCCACACGCCTTGCAGTAACTAATTTTGCTGTTGGTAGCACTAGCTATCATGTAGATGTTTTTGATTCTAATTTCACAACCGATAGCGCAAAACAATTTTCTGGTGGCACTTTGCCGAGCAGCACCACCGTCACGGGTTTATCTCATTTGGAAAGCCGTAGGGTAAAAGTTATTGCGGATGATGCCGAGCTCGAAGATCAAACAGTAGTATCAGGCCAAATTACGATTGATCGAGTTCCCTCGACGTTCCTCGAAATCGGTTTGGAGTTTCCCACATTCAAAGACGAATTAAAGAACGATATGGTGAAAGCCACTCCATTGATCCGCACGATGCCCGTGGAAACACGGCTCCCATCAGGCCCCGTCATTGGTTTCAAAAAGCGGATTGTGAATGTGAACGCGGTTCTCAATGACACGCAGAATTTAGTAATCAACGGAGATAGTTTGCCATTTCGGAAATTGGATGACGATATCCTCGATAGCGGAGTTGATTTTTTCACGGGAACCAAACGCTCCGGTGCTTTTCTCGGATACGATTACGACGGGCAGATCGAAATTACCCAGGACGCCCCCTTATTTTTCACGCTCCTGGCCCTCGACTATAGAGTGAGTGTCGGACAATGATTTTTGCCGCCGCTGGCCTAGCCTTCTCCGCATTTTCCGCTTATGGGTCATATAGGGCTGGGCAAGCTCAAAATGCCGCCGCTATCGGCCAAGCGCAAGGTTTAGAACGTCAGGCTGAGTTTGCGAGGTTTCAAGGAAGACAAGCGGCTTTATCGCATACACAAGAAGCAAACGATCAATTGCAAGCGATTTTGGAAAACTTAGCTCGATCAAGCGCCGTTGCAGCGGCGGGTAATGTTGATGCTTTTACAGGATCGGCGGATGGCGTGAAGCGCAGAATTATGAAATACGGTGGGCGCAATGTGATTAAGGCCACAGAGAATGCTCGGATCACGGAGCTTATGGGTAGGTTTCAAGCAAACCAATATTTGTTTCAGGCTACCCAAGTTAGACTTGCGGGTAAGGAAGCAAAACGTCAGGGTAAACTTAGCGCATTAACCACCATCGCTATGGGGGTAGCATCCTTTGGTCAAGCGGGTGGGTTTGGTTTCGGTGGGAGCACTGGGACGCCGACCCTCGGAACGACCGGGGGAGCTCCATCCGGTGTCTCTCAAAACTTTGCGGGGTTTTAAAGAATGGCCCCACAACTTCCCCAAGTCACTGGAACTAGCACAGTAAAGGCCACTGGGGTTCCCTCTGTATCGATCAGCGGTGGTGGGCAACTGCAAGAAGCGCAAGCCCAGGGCTGGTCAGATTTGTCCACTCGTATGAATCAAACGTCCGATTGGGCTTTTAAGATCGCGGGTGATCATGCCAAAGCCAAGGGGCTGGTATATGGTGCTGCGAATGCGCCAACGGTTGACCAGATCGAACAAGCGAAGCGAGTCGGAAAACCGATTGAAATCGTTGGCAATCCTTCCAGTTTTTCGATTTATGAGCAAGCGGCCTATGCGGGATCGATGGCCGTCATCGAAGATCGATATGAGATCGCGGGGCGGCGAAAACTTACAGAGATTATGGCAGATGCCGCGCAAGATCCTGGGGTCGATCCAACAGAGTTATTGCGGCGGCTGGATGAGGTTGTTGGGGGCTATTCTGAAAATTTAAGTTTGATCTCCCCAACCTCCGCCGCGAAGGTCGAGAGCAGTTTGGGTGTTTTGGCGAACTCTCAAGTTAATGCGTTTTCCCGTGAATATATCCGCACTCAAGCGAATCTGAACAAAAATGAGACTCTTATTAACGCGGGAAATTTAATTACGGATGTCGGGACAATTATTAATGGGCATGTATCACCTGTCGATGGAATGGATGCAGTCGATTTGAAATCTAAAATTGCGGCTCATTGGAGCCGTATCCACGGCCCTTTGCTTGGCAACACCTCGATCACCGCTCCGCAAATTCAGGCTCTCAGAACGGCTTTTGATAAAGAAGTCGCTCGGCACATGGTCGGCACTGTGAACAATTGGGCGCTCCAAGAAAATCCTGGCAATCCAGGAACTTCAGTCCAAGAGATTTTGAAACACGCCAGAGGGGAAGAAAGCACACTCCCCCCACATATCCGCGAAATTTATGATTCGATGATCCCGGCGGATCAACAACAGGTAATAGAAGAATTGGCCGGATTTACAAAGACCTTGGTGGCTAATGAAAAAGCGATCCAAGATAAATTGGACCGCGATAATAATTTGATGGTGGAAACGGCAGTCCAAAGGTTTTCTGTTGAAATGCTAAGTGATGAGCCAGATCAAAATTATCTTAACCGATTGATTGAAACTATTGAGCTTGTCGATAGAGGTCGAGCGGAAGAATTGAGAAAAGTTGTGGAGGCTGGGGCTGATCGATTAGTAGATAATGAAACTGTTGTTTTGGATTTGAGGAGACACGCACATTTTGGAACCCTGACTTTGAAAAAAATCGCTGAAGCGGCTGATGAGCTTACAGGGTCAACTATAGCGGCAATGTTCAAGGAGCTCGATGAGCAGAGAGATAAGCTATTAACCGAAGCGAAAATATCGATAAAAGAAGTAACACATGGCGATCTCAACCCTAATGCGGGGAATTATACACAAGCGAAACAATTCGCCGATATCGAATACAATGAAGTCGTTGCCGAACTACAGAAACGCAAGAGAGCCTTTGAGTTGCGAATGTCGCAAATGGAAGATATTTCCGGGGCGACGGCAACGGATTATTTTGATGCTACGGAAGAAGTGGAAGCGATAATTCAGGGGATATTAGAAAAACGTAAACGTGCGCTATATCAGGGCTACAACAATACGCTTCAACGGGCTTTAGGCGGAATTGCAAACTCAGGTGTTCCAGAGCTTATCAAACTTTGGGAAGGCAACATGAGTATCGATGGGCTCCGCCATTTGGTTAAAAGCAGAACAATAGATGGTCTTCCAAGAGGATATAAAACCAATGTCGGGTTACATGCGTTAATAAACCAAGCGGTTAATGCTGCTCAGCATCTTACAAACGAAGGGCAGACTATCGATTGGCAGGTGAAGTAATGGCGGAATTAAAGCAAAGTCCAGCACCCGGCTCCCTCGAAAGTGCCCTTGTATATGATGAGGATTTAGGAAGAGAAATCCCCGTTATCACAATCGGCGGCAGTGGTTCTGATATTTTAGATCGAGAGCCGAGTTTTGATATCGACGAATATATGGCCGAGCGGTGGACCCAGCGGAATAACGCAGAGGGCAATCGCGGGGTCGATGTAGTGGCTACCGAAAACGGATATGGAGAAAGGCCGCTGGCTGCTGAAGAGATTCCTTTTCTCCCCCGTGTTGTAAGTTCCGGGGTCGGGAGCGCGGTCCAGGGGGTCATCGATCTCGGTGGGGAGTTAGGAGAACTTGTCGAGGGGATTTTACCCGCCGGATATCTCACTTGGGGGCCAGATGGCCTGCAACATCACGAAGAACAACCGGAAGATTATGAACCCTTTGAACTCCCGGAAGTGCCAAAAAGCGGAAGTATGGCCGAGGGCATAGGTCGGGGGTTGGTACAGTTTGTCGCAGGGTTAATGCCGACACGTTGGTTGGGCACGGGGATCGGTTCGATGACGGCGCGATCAGCGGTATCGGATGCGTTATTTGATCCAGAGGAAGGCGGATTAGCCAATTTTCTCCAGGATCTTGGTTTCCGAAATGCCCTGACCGATTTTCTCGCAGTCGAGGTGGGAGAAGATGCGACGGCCCTGGAGCGGCTGGCGGGTCGTGGAAAGTTGATGCTGGAAGGTGCAGGGATCGGGCTTCCATTGGACTTCTTAATCTTTGGGCTCTCGGCGATCAAAAACAATCCTGAATTGCGTAAGCGGATTTTATCGGAATTAAAAAGATTTGCGGCGGATGAAAGTGGGGAATTGTTGCCGGACCCTGGACTTGGCCCTCAATTTAGATCTGGTCTTAAAGGAATGCTGGTTGATAAAAAATTCCCGGATCAGGCCCCCGCCCAACAATGGCTTAATCTGTTCCAAAATACCGAGCTCCTTGGAAAGTATGGCGCGAAGAAAGAAGAGATATCGCTTTCCGGCTTGGATGACTTTTTGCAGGGGGAACACGATTACGGGAATGTTTTAACGAGATCCGATATTGAAACCTATCTGGATGAAAACAAAATTGAGCTTCCCATCGAAACGCAAGGTAAAGCAAAAGGAAGCGGTTTCACTGCGGATACGGAAATCGCTTGGAGCGAAGCGGGGTTAAGCCAGAAACAGGCTTTTTTAGCATCCATAGAAGCTGGAAGCAGAAGAACTTACGACGCGATCACGGAGCGTTACACTGTTGTTGAAACAGGTTATCTCTATAGATACACAACTGGTGACAATGTCGATGCTATAGAAATGGACGAGGGCAATTATGTGGAGATTGAGGAAATTATTAACTACGACAACCCGAATCTAATAATGGATATGGCGCAGGAATTAAGAACATTACGGGACAATACCCAGGAGTTATATGAGTCTAATGAGTTTTCAGAGTTAGTTAATGATTTCACTGATATGTACTACTTCCTTGAGAACCTCTACGGAAACAGGCCCAAAGTCCCAGACGCCGAAATAATCCGCGCAGTTAACGAAGATCCTGATATCTCCCTGGAATTTAGAGATTGGATCGCCTCGGTTGAGGGGTACCCAGAATTGATTCAAAGCAAATTGCTGGAATTGCAAAAAACGGCGTATTCGCTGATGGGGAATCGTGGCCGAAGCATGATATCTAATGG